GCGATTCACTTCACGACCCTCGCATCGAAGAAGCCCTGCTTCTGCAGCTCGCCCTTGAGCTTCGACGCATCAGCCAGCATCACCTTCTGCTCGCAGGCCTTGATCTCCAGCGAGCTCAGCGCGCCGTCGCCCTGGCCGTTGGCAAACGTGCCGTGCTCGTGCTCGTACACGACATCACCATTGACATAGTACTTCTGCGTCGCGAAGCGCTCGAGCAGGATGGGGATGTAGCGGTGCGTGCTGCACTGGTGCGACTCACGCTGGGCGATCAGGCCCACCTCGCCAAACTCGCGGCAGTTCCACTTGCCGTCCTCGCCTTCGACCACGGGCGTGCTGTGCGCGCAGGTGCGGCAGTTGACGTCGGGCGCCTCCTCGCCATGGCACAGGGGGTGGAAGTCGCACATCTTGCAGACGTACCAGCTCGGGTCGTTCGAGCAGCGCAGCGGCGGCTCGGCCGCAGTGATCACGCGCTCGGCGCGGGCCATGATCTTGGCGAACTCGACCTCGTCAAAGTGGACCCACTCAGCGTAGAGCTCGCTGGTGTCTTTGTTCTCCGCGATGTACATGGCGCGGACCATGCCGGTCAGGCCCATGTAGGTCTGCATCTGCGCGTAATGCTGGGGCTTGGACTTCTGCACACCATCCTTCAGCAAGGCCGCAAAAGACTTGGCGTTGTGGGTCTTGAACTCGACGACCGACCACGCCTTGGGCGCCTCGGGGAATCCCCTTGCGGCGCCGTCCATGTGGCCAGCGAAGTGGCCGCCGATGCTCGACACGCGCCACTGCTTACCGTCCGGCGCAACATCGTGGACCTCGACTCCGATGCGGCGTAGCTCGGCCACGATGCGCGGCTCGAAGTCATTGCCGGCCTTGAACAGGCGCAGCATCCGGCCTGAATGCTTCTTCGATCCGGCCCATCGGAAGGTCAGCCACAGGTAGCGCTCGCAAGCGTGGCCGATCAGGGATGCGCCCAGGTGCGGGCGGTGGCCGTCGTCTGCGTCGGACTCGTAGGCCCGGTAGATCATCTCGGCAGTGGTGTGCATGGGTTCGGGCACTGTGGCCATGGGGACACTCCTCGTGTCGTTGCAGGGGTGAGGGGCCTGTTACTGGCGCGCGGGGCGGCCCTCCCCGGCCGGCCCCTCACCGCTGCAGGCCCTTGCGGGCCTACACGGGTCATGGCGTTGACGGGTTCTCGTCGGCGCCTGCCGTCTCGATCTGCACGCCGTCCTTCATGGCGGCCACCAGGGTCTTCTGGTTGGCCACCGAGACGGTGAAGTGCTTCTCGGCGACGTGTCGCAGGGCGCCGACCTTGGTGCCGGCCTCCACTAGGTGGAAGCCCTGCGGGCCCTCGACGGCGTAGATACGGGTGCTCATTGCTGCGGTTCTCCTTCTTCAGCGGGTTGCGCGTCCTGCGCGGCCTTGATCACCGCATCGACACGGGACTTGATCAGGTCGATGTGCGGCTGGGCCTGGTCATAGGGGAACTTCGACAACGCCACCAGGGCGGCGTTGATCGAGTCGATCGGTAGGGTCACGGTCACTTCATTCACAGGCTTCTCCTGTTGTTGCGGGAATCAAGCGGCGCGCTTCTGCCACGGGGGCACGGCCGCGCCGGCCGCTGGTGCGTTGGCTGCAGGTGCAGCGGTACGAGGTGCGGCGGCAGCCATGGGAGCTGCGCCACCGGCCGCGGGCTTGAAGCCGTTGACGTCGTTCTGGTCTTCGTACTGGCCGGACTCGTCCTTGCGGATCTTGACCTTGATCTGCATCGGCTTGTTGTGCAGCTCGCTGGTGTCGCGAAAGCGCGCCAGGCCGATGGACTCGCAGAGCTCGCGCAGTTGCTGCTGAGCGATGCTCTCGGCCTGCTGGTTGGTGTGCCGCACGTTCAGGCGGGCCCACACCTTGCGGCCGCGGTAGCCGTCCTGCAGCACCTCGATGGTGAGCTTCAGGGCCTGGCCGTTGCCAGACTTCAGGGGCACGATCTCCGACTCGGTGACCTGCGCGGTGTACCAGCCTGCGGGCAGCAGCTCGTAGCTGTTTTCGCGCTTCTGAACGCTGTCGGTGTTGAACTCAAATTGCGCCATGATGGGTGTCCTTTCGGGAGTTAGTTGGCGATGGTGGAGATGACCTTGGCGGCGATTGCCGACAGGTCGGGGGACTCGAACATCTCGAGGCTGCCGGAGCGGTCCTTGGCCTCGTAGTTGTAGTCGCGGCTGGTCTGCAACCAGCGGGTCGGGTTGCCGTCCGCATCCTTCTCGATGCGCAGGGCGAACACGAAGTCGAAGAAGTAGCCGACGCCCTGCTTGAGCATGTTGCCGGGCATGGCGGGGTAGTACAGCATCGCGCCCGACTGCTCGTCCTTGGCGCGCTCCTGCTTGCAGGAGAAGTACACGTTGCGGCCGGGCAGGTCGCGGAAGGCGCGGATCAGATCCGTCATCTTCTCGGCCAGCGCACCGTAGGCCTGGCGCGGATCCTTCGCGACCTTCTTCTCGTGGTTGAGCACCACCTCGGCGATCTCCGAGATGGAGTCCAGGCAGACCCACTTGAAGGCCTGGCCCTGCTCGGTGTTCACGACGAAGTCGTAGGCCTCGTAGAGCTGGTCCAAAGTCTTGACCTCGATGACCGGGATGTCGACGCCACGCAGTGACAGCAGGCCGGACTCGGCGCTGATGATCACAGTGGGCTCGCCGGTCGTGGCGCAGAGCGAGGTCTTGCCGGCGCCAGCAGGGCCGTGGACCAGGAACTTCAGGCCGTTGAGCGCGGCGCTGTCTTTGGTGGAAGTAAGGGTGATTGCCATGTCGTCTCCAGGCAAGGTGAAAAAATGGGCAATGTGATATTGCCCGGGGAAGAGATCAGACCGCTTCGATCGTGATCGAGGGGCTGCCTTCCTTGCTGGTGATGAACACCGCGGCAGCCGCGGCGTCAGCCGGGCTCAGCTTGCGCAAGGCGCTGACGCTGACGTCGGCCTTCCACTTGAATGCCTCAGAGGCGCCGGCCGAGAGCTGCGACCAAGCCGCCTGCAGCTTGTCGCTGTCGACCTTGCGGTCGATCTTGTAGGTCACGGTGACCTTGCAGCCTTCGGTGCGCTGGCTGATGGAGCCCTCGGGCTTGGCCGGGTCCTTCAGCATGTCGGCGATTGCCTTGTCGACGGCGCGGCGCTCGGCGATGGCCTCGTCTTCGATCCGCTTGGCGGCGATGCGAGCTGCGATGAGCTCGGAGAGAGTGAATGCTTGCATGGTGTCGTCCTTTCGGAGTGGTTAAAAAACGTGCGTCTCGGTTAGAAGTGTATCAGCATTGTGATGCTGGTCAAGCGCTTTCGAACAGGTCTGGGAACTCGTTGCGCAGCATGTGCTCGACCTCTGAAAGCCGCAGCGAACTGATGAGCTCGTACAGCGCGTCCTTAATCTGGTCGTCGCTGAGGTGCAGCGTGACGTCGACGTAGCAGCCGCGGCGGTCCAGCGGGTGGCCGTGCATGACAGAAAGGCTTGCGGCCTTGATGTTGAGCTTGTTCATGCTGTCTCCTTCAGGTTGAAATTGGGGCCGCTGATGCACCAGGCGTTGCTGTCTTCGTAGCCGGGCAGGGCGCGGATGGCGGACTGGCTGATGGCCGCGATGATGGCGAACGCTTCGCTCTGCTCCCAGTCGTCGGTCTCGCAGGCCTGGTAGCCGTAGCCGTGGCAGCCCTTGATCACGTCGATCGGGTTGAGCACGTTGGAGACGTACTGGAACTTGAAGCCGTGCGCGGGGTCGTGCTCCTTGTAGCGGCTGTTGACGCTGCGCACGTTCTCGGCGTACAGCACCGAGGCGATGCGCTTCTCGTCGCCGCGGACTTCGCGACGGCGGCCGCCCCAGTAGTAGCTGACAGCGCCGGAGCCGTGACGGTCGCGAGCCCAGCTCACGAGCGCGTTGATGTGGTAGTCGGGTACGAGGTATGCGGACATGGTGGTCTCCTTAGTTGGCGGGGCTGCAGATGCCTTGCTCGATCAGGTGCTGGGCCGTGCGGCCGAAGAAGCCTTGCAGCCTCCAGCACAGGCCGGTGTCGATCAGTTGCTGCCAGGCTTCGATGTACTGCTCTTCGCTGTCGGCGGGCATCGCGCCCTCGGCGATCATCACTACGTTTGCGAGGTTCATGGTGGGTCTCCGATTAGGCCGCGAGCAGCAGCTCAGGCTTCAGGAAAGACGCGGCGTCGACGTAGTCGATCTCGAAGCCGAGCTGCGTGTAGGCGATCTGCAGGTCTTTCGCCGAGAACGTCTTCTTGCCGGCGATCGCGGCGAGGGCGCGGGCGGCGTCGTTGAGCGGGTAGTACAGCGTGTTGCCGTACACAGACTTGATCAGGATCTCGAGCTTCATGTTGCGTCCTTCTGGAGCGCCCGGTGCCGCCGGGTCGGTGTCGACTGCTCCGTCGACAAGAGTGATTTCATCACAGTTGTGAAGTCTGTGCAACACCATTGTGATACTTGAGTGCAACAGTCAACTTCTTTTTGGCTGCCCGGTAGCGTGGCTCGAGCCTGGCGCGGCGTTCAGCCGGCAGGCCGTCGATGCGCGACAGGTTGTGCTTGATGTCGGCGAGCTTGATCGTGATGGCCACCGGGCCGGCTTTGATGATGGTGCCGATGAACTGCTCGTAAGTCTCGTCGGGCTCGCGACTGAGGATGACCGCAAGGAAGATTGCCTCCTCGCTGACGCCGTGCCGACGCAGACTGTGCGTCGTCAACGACGTGTCCTCGAGCACGTCGTGCAGCACCGCGGCCACCTGGGCGTCAATGTTGTTCGGCAGCTTCTTGGCCACCGTGCGCATCACGGCCAGGCAGTGCAGGAGGTACGGCCTGCCGGCACCGTCGACCTGGCCATCGTGGGCCACGGCTGCGATCTCGATGGCGTTGAGTAGATCTTCTTTCACGTTACCCTCGATGCGTACTTGCGGCCGGCCTTCTCGTCTTCCTCGAGCTGGGCCGCGGCCTCGGTGAGATACATGGCGCGCTGCTGCAGCCTGGCGGCTTTCTCGCGCCACTCCTCGGCCGTCTCGCGCAGCGAACGCGCCGCTGACCGGCCTGGCTCCAGGCGCACGTCCATGAAGGCGCCGGAGGTCTGGATTGAGGCGTAGGCGGCCTCTGCGCCGACGATGATGCGGACTCTCATCATCAGCCCTCGTACACGGCCAGGCGGCCGGGGTTGACCCACTCGGCGTACAGGCCGCGCTTCTGCAGCTCGCGCTCGAGGTCGATGTGGACACCGAACACGAGGTCTTCGCGGTACGGGTTGCCGTAGTAGTCGACCCACCGCTCGGCGTCAGACGCCTCGGCGTCGATCGAGAAGTTGCGGCTGTCGTCGGGGTGCTGGTAGACGGGCACGCCCATCTTCTTGAAGGCAGCGAAGGCGCTGCGGAACTTGGGGGGCATGGGCTTCATGGTGTCGTGGTGCATGGGGTTTGAGTAGCTCATTCGTCGTCTCCGGTTGGTGATTGATCAGGTGCCGCGGGTGCCCCACTCGGGCATCACTTGGCGCAGCTCGCGAATCCGGTACGGGACCTCGTACCAGTCGAGGCGGCCGGCGAAGGACTCGACAGCAGCAGCGCGGCCGTCGATCAGCTCAGCGAGCACGGCTTCGGCGTGCGCGCCGGTGTAGGTCTTGAACATCGCGATGTTGCGGTCGACGGTGGCGAGCAGGTCTTGCTGCTCTTGGGGAGAAAAAACTCGCATCTCGGTCTCCGTTGACGTCCCGGAAACTGCCGGGCCAGGTCTGCATCATATCACAGTTGTGATACTTCAGAACTCAGGGTTGAGGCGGCTGACGGTGCCCTGGATCAAGGCGAAGTAGCCGTTGAGCCAGGCGCCGCTGGTGCCGCGGCGGTAGAACTTGCGGCCGCTGCTGGTGGTGACCTGCTTGAGCGACTTGCTGATCTTGAGGATTTTGCCGACGGGGTAGTAGTCGCCGTTGAAGGCCATGCTGACGTCGTCGCCGACCGCAGGGGCGCGGATCACGTTGAAGCGGGGCGCCACGTCAGGGCCGGAGTCGATCGCGATGTAGGGCTTGCCGGTGAAGGTCGAGGCGCCGGCCGCGATCATCTGCGCGTACTCGATGTCGGGCATGTCGTTGCGGTTGAGCCAGCCGGCGTGGCGCGTGCCGTCCATCTGGCGGCTCCACAACGTGTAGCCGTTGGGGGTGTTGAGCTCGGCGGGCATCTGCTCGGCGATGGCCACGACGTTCTGGTTGTCATCGATCTTGAAGTACAGCATGGTGATGTCTCCGTTCAGCGGACAAGGTCGTCGAAATTGAACACGGTGCCGTCAGGCAGCTCGATCACGGCGTCGTAGGGGAAGAGGTCGTTGCACTCGCGCTCGTCGAACAGGGCGTAGGCAAGGTTTCTAAGCGCACTCTCGCGCTTGGCTTTGCCGCGTGGCAGCGGCCACGAGATCGTGTCGAAGTCGCCGGCGTCGTAGCGGCGGGCAAGGATGGAGGACACGTCGCGGCTGGTAGGGCAGCCGGGCTTGCTGAAGTCGGTGCCGCCGAACGGAAAGCTCAGGCGGTTGTGCTCGACGATCAAACGAATGGTGGTCATATCGGACTCCTGTCGCGTCCCGGGATCCGCCGGGCCGGTGTCATCTCTGACGAAGTGATTACATCACGTCTGTGAAGTGCTGTCAACAGCATTGTGATATTCGGGCTTCTCCCAGACTGCGACAGACCACTCGCCGACCCACGGGTCGTAGGCGCCGTCGCTGAAGTCGCGCAGGCTGGCCGCGTAGTCGACGCCGCCCTCGAGGAACAGGGCCACGGCCTTGGGCTCGCCGAACCTGGTCTCGTTGATCGCGGCGATCAGGGACTTGAGCGTGCCGTCCCACTCCCACGAGTCGCAGTCGCCGGCCAGGAGGTTGCCGTTGGCGTCGATCGCCTTGAGCCACTTGCCGCGGCTGCGGTAGCAGCCGGCGCCGATGTCGCGCTTGGACCACCGCAGTGCGTCCTGGTAGGCGCCGCTGACGGCGTTCTTGACGTCGTCGAAGCGGGAGAACTTGGAACCGTTGGGGAAGGTGAGGTTGCGCATGTGGGTCTCCGGTTGATGTCAGTTGGGAAGCAGCGCGTACCACTGCCAGGTCGTGTCGGTGCCGGCGGTCCACTGACCGAGGCAGAAGCACACCGGCCGGTCGAACTCGATCCGCTCGTTGTTGCGGCCGAAGGCCTCAGTGGCCACGGCCCACTGGGTGTCGCGGGCTGCGCGGGGCAGGGCGCACTT